CAGCTTATTTAACACAGCAATGTGACTTAGATGCTTTATATGATATGGCATGTCCTTCATATTGGGAAGCTTATGACGACCAACAGTGTGCTGAAGACCCACAGTATGCTCCGTTCTGTGCAGGTTATCAACAAGAACAATCGATAGCTTATTATGTTGAAGATGATTTTGACTATGGCTATGAAGAAGAAGAGTACTACGAAGAGTTTATATTTGAAGAGGAATGGTACGAAGAACCTATAGAAGATTATGTATCTATTGAACCTGAATACGTAGAAGAAGTTTTTGTTATTCTGTTTGAGGAACAATATGAAGACGAAGTATACTTTGAAGAAATATTTATTGAAGAGTCTTACGAAGCTCTTCCAAGTATAGAAGAAGAATACTTAGTAAGCTTTGATATACTTGATGATCCTATTCTCATTACACATACACCTGATCTATTAGAAGTATTTGAATTTGAAATTATAAGAGAGGAATTAGAAGATGAACTTAGAAATGATGAAACAGATGAAGAAGAACTTGTTGAAGCGTTGGAAGAAATCGAAGAGTGGTTTGAAGAAGAGTTGGAAGAAATACAAGAAGCTGATGAAATCATGGAAGAAGAACCTGAAGAGTTATATGCCGAAGCCGAAGAAGAAAGTACGGAAGAAGTCAACGAAGAAAAAAGCTCAGTAAGAGTATCTGCACTAGACGTTGTAGCTAGTACTATACAGTCTGCTAGGAATAGTGTTTCTAGCTCCATACGTGGCTCTGGTGGAACGAATAGAAACTCATCAGTAGCTGCAGTTAGTAATAGTACAAGTGGGGCTTCAGGCTCGTCTATGTCCTCTACTGGTGGGATAAGTACGACAAGCTCGCCTAGTATTTCTGATCAAGTTGTATCTGCATCAGCACAAAACCAACAAGTTTTATCTATGAGTTCAGATGTAGACACGTCTTCAACATCTAGTATAACTATAAATATTATGCCTGATCTAGACGGAACTCCACAGGTTGCGATGGCTGATGTACAGGTACAAGATATGCAAGGTGAAATTAATACTGCAATATCAGGAGTTATGACAGTAAGTGAAGCCGATCAAATTGCTGATCAGATTGTTGCTCAAAATATTCAGGAACAACAAGAGCAGGCTGAAGCAGAGCAACAAGAAACTGGACAATACTCCGATGAGTCTACTCTAGTAGCATACTTAGGATACGTTGTAGGCTTTGATGCCTATCGAGATTTAAGTATTCCTCAACAAGATACTTGGTATGAACCCAGAGCAATATATACCCATGTAATTTTAGATGATAACACGCAAGCCTTTAATGGGCTGTCTAGTGTAAGTCTAAACAAACTAAACGAGTTGCAAAGTCTTCAGCCTAATCTTTAATTAGCTAGTGGATTTTTATTATCTTCTAATATCTTATCAATCTCATCTTGCATGAATCTTACTTCAGATTCTAAAGCAATGATATCTTGACGATCACCGTTTACTGATTCAGCAATAGTTTTCAACGAAGGATTTATACCTTCATCAATACTCTTATTGATATAATCAACAGATGTTTCAATAGCTGCAAACCTTTCTTCGATTGCTTGCTGTGCTGTTTCTGTATCTCCAATACCACCGATCTGTGCTTCAAGATTTTCTAACCTATTTACATAGGTAGCACCAGTATATCCAAACCCTGCTAGGGTTGCAACTATACTAACCAATGCTATAAGCTGTGTAGTTTTATTCTCAAACCATTCCATGATGTGTCTCCTTATTTTAATTAATTGTAGAGTTCAAGGCATCTAACTCAGACTCTAACTCATTGTGTATATCTAATATCTTTTGCCTTGATTCTCTGATTATAGTTTCTATTATTTTTAAATCGTAACCTTTAAAAACTTTCTTAGCTTCGTGTAAAGGTAAGCCGCTTGTCTCTGTCATTAGTCTACCTTTACTATCGAAAAGTATATGGAAGGATAATATGTTCGCTTCCGTTGCTTTCATTTTATATCTCCGTAAATGTTACTTTGTCTTGCTTACCTCTTAGTCCTGCTTTCATATAAGCTGTTGCTCTACCTTCAAAGAAGTTCTGATGTTCAACACCCAATACTTCATCAAGCCAAGGTAAGGGATTATCTCTCTGATCAAAGTTAGTTTTTAATCCGAGTTGTAGTAGTCTCCTGTCTGCAATGTATCTATTGTAAGCATACATATCTTTCTTTGTAAGTCCTTTCATGTCTCCCATTTCAAATACTAAATCTAAAAACTTATCTTCCAACTCGACCATTTCTCTACATATTTCATAGAGTTCTTTCTTAAACTCATCTGTCCATATGTCTAGGTTCTCTTGTATAAACTCGCGGAATAGTTTAGTCATAGCCTCAACGTGTAATGATTCATCACGTATAGAGTATGTAACTATCTGCCCCATACCTTTCATCTTTCCAAATCTAGGAAAGTTTAACAAGATTGCAAAGCTACTAAAAAGCTGTAAGCCTTCTGTGAATCCAGAATAAACTGCAAGGGTTCTTGCGATAGCCTGCTTATCCCGCCTAGTAGGTTTAAAGTCTTTTATATAGTCATGCTTATTTGCCATCTCCTCGTACTCAGAGAAAGCTTTGTATTCTATTTCAGGCATACCAACCGTATCTAAAAGTAAACTGTAAGCATGTTGATGAATAGACTCCATGTTTGCAAAAGAGCACATCATCATTCTTGCTTCAGGCTTTCTAAAAATACGCATATATTTGTCGATGTATCCTGAACCAACATCAACATCAGACTGTGTAAACAATCTAAATATTTGTGTTAATAAATTCTTTTCTTCATCTGTTAGTTCCTGCCAATCTTTGACATCAGTATGTAGGGGAACAGACTCAGGTAACCAATGCATTTGGTTCTGCTCCACATACTTTTCAAACATCCAAGGATGATCAAAGGGTTTATAATATTCTCTGTTACTCAGTAAACTCATTTCTTTTCTCCACTTGTTCGGCATACTTTTTTAGTAGCCATTCGTTATATTGTTTTATATATTCTTTTTCACTTAGTCTTTCCGAACCACATGAACTAAACTCATCTGAATAGTCTAGGTACATTCTAGTACAGAACTGACGAAATGTGGAATGTGCCATTTAAAACTCCTTAAGTAGTAAGTCTAACTTCTCTTGAGCAGTAGCCATCTTATCTAAAAGTAAATCCATAGACTCTATAATATGGGGATGTTCAGCTACTCCCATCCCTAATGAGAAGTATGTATTTAATTCTGATTTTGCAATAGCTATTTCTGCTTCATACTTTTTTTGAAGGGCATCAAATCTTCCTTCATACATATTATCAAATTTATCTTCTGTCATATTTTATCCTTCACAACTTAAACATTCTACATCTTCAAGCTTAACTCTTTGTACTTTAACATTTACATTCTCAGCATTACGAGCAGCATCTGATCTAAAATAATATAGTGATTTTAATTTATTCATCGCATACCAATGCACATCATTAACATATTGTAAGTATTCATCATGAACTGATTGAGGCTCAGTAGCTTTAGGCATAGTGAAAAATAAATTTACACTTTGACTTTGACATACATAAGCTTGTCTCATATGTGCATGTTCAACTAAATAGATTTGATTAATCTCTGTAGCTGTTTTAAATACTTCTTTTTCTTCTTCAGTAAGAACATCTATACCTTGTGCTGATCCATTCGCAGCAGTCATGTCTTTCCATATCTGTTCTCTTGTTTCTAAACTTAATCCTTTTTTCTTTAAAAGTCTTTCCAAGTATTTATTCCGAACTTGGTAAGAACCGGATAAAGTTTTGTGCGTATATATGTTAGCACGATATGGTTCAATACTAGGGGAAGTACCGCCACATATAATACTACTACTGGCATTAGGAGCAATAGCCAAAAGATGAGCGTTACGCTTACTGCTGCCATGTATATCAGGAGCTTCCCCACGTTCATTGGCAAGTCTTTTAGTTGCTTCCAAAGATCGTTCTTTGATATGGGAGAACGCGACATTATTGATGCTAGTAGATCGTAAGCCATTGAAAGGTAATCCTTTGCTTTGGAGTAAAGCATGAAAGCCCATCGCTCCAAGACCCACCGACCTTTCTCTATACGCTGAATAAGCAGCTTTAAGTAGTCCTTCTTTTTCTTTTCTAACATATTTTTTAAACCTCTCAAAATTTGCACTATAACCACCTAGTTTACTGGTGTCTATAATAGCCTCAATAAAATGTTCTAATACATTGTCAAGCATTGTAATTAGATCATCTATAAATTGTTCATCTTTCTTCCACTTGTCAAAGTGTTCTAGATTCACAGAAGATAAACAACATACTGCAGTCCTCTCCTCATTTGTGGCTAAAACTATTTCAGAACAAAGATTACTTTGATTCACTCTCAGTCCTAAATCTTTTTGTTGTTTAGGTAGATGCTCATTACATGTGTCTATATTTATCATGTAAGGCTCACCTGTCTCTGCTCTAGCATTTAACATCTGCCACCATAAATCTCTGGCACTTATAATCTTAACTGCTTCACCACTCTTAGGATCAATCAGTCTCCAGTCTTCATCTTCTTTAACTGCATCTAAAAATTCATTGGTAATATTAATAGCATTATGTATATTTAAACACTTCCTATTTATATCTCCACCAGATTCTTTACGCATGTTTATAAACTCTTCTACTTCTGGATGTGATATATCCATGTACGCAGCATATGAACCACGTCTAGTTACTCCCTGATTAAAGGCAAGCATCTGAGAATCTACGACATGCATGAACGGGATTGATCCAGTAGAACGAGAATGGTTAGAAGTACCAATACCATTGCTTCTAACATCTCCCCAATATCCACCGATGCCTCCACCTGAACTCGCGAGCCATATGTTCTCATCATAGTGATCAGATAACCCACGCCTACTGTCAGGTACGTAGTTGAGAAAGCAGCTAATAGGTAAGCCACGAGTCGTTCCTCCGTTAGAAAGTATAGGAGTACTAAACATAAACCATAGATTGGAACTGTACTCATAAAGTCTCTGTGCAAGATCAAAGTCAGTTTCACCTTTATAAGTAGCCCCAAAAACACTAGCCCTCGCAAAAGCTTCTTGAGCATGAGTCTCTTCCTCCCAAAAATATCTATCCTTTAATGTATCTAAACTAAACTTGTCTAGTTTCTTTTCCTTATCGTAGTCTATGACTATTCCTAAGTAAGGCTTCTTGCCTACTTTGTCTTCGACCATTAGCCTTCCTCCTTGTCATTTAAATGTAATGCAATAAGTGCATAGTGTATAATTTTAAGTAAGTCTTTATCTGACTTACCATTCTTCTTACCATATCTCATAGCATACTTCATTATATTACCTATACAAAAACCTTCACCATGACCTGCATCAATAATCATATCGGTTGCTTGGTACTTTGAATGAGCGTAGTGCTGTGTATAAGTATCATCAATGTACTGATGTACACTTCTTAAGTTTATGTTTTCATCAAATTTATATTCCATATTCTGCTATCCATTCTTTAGGTAAATTATATTCTGAGTACCAAGTAAAGTCGTTAGCTTCAGCCCACTCTGCATGACTCCGTTTAGTACCATCCTTTCTTTTCTTTGCTGCAGGCATAGCTGCATCAGGTTTAGAGAATATGAAAACTAATTCTTGATTAGGTTTTAAACTCTTCCTGATCCAAACATATTTACTATACTCTGCATAATCCCAGAACCTTCCTTTAGCCTCAAGTAAATACTCAACACCATCTATTGTTCTACGGAAGTCAGGCTCATAGGTATGTTCAACTGTGTAGTTAATCTTATCGCTATGATGATCCCAATCTTGTAAAGGTTCAACGTGTAATTTATATTCCCAGTTAGAATCATATCCTTTAGGAACATCCTTCTCTACAGGTCTAGCCTTTCTAGGCTTTCTATATCCTCTCATTAATGTATACTCACATCTTCAGGTATACCATCTAAACGATTGTCTATAAGTTCTGCCATCCTATCTAAAACAAAATGATCTACTTCATCTAATGAGCCTCCTGAATATAGAAAGCTACCTAATACAATTATCATTGTAGCTAAATCTTCTTTCATTATATCATTCTCTTCCATCTCTGAGTAGTTCTTCAAATCTAATTGATTCGACATCCTTGTTCTCCTGTTTAATTATATTTTTAATCTTCTTTACAAACCATTTAAAACTATATGCTGATAGTAAAAACTTTCTATTTGCAAACACATGTCCTTCTTTAGGTAAGTAATCNTTAAAGTTCTTTTCNTTNATAGNCTNNGCTTCTTCAGGAGTNACCATATCTTTTAACCAATCAAGCAACATAAGTTTAGCATGTTGCCTTATTCTTTTTGATTTTTTACCATTCATTTTCTAGTTATCTCCTGCACGTTAGGTTCTTTCACTACCTTAGTTAAGTACATAAGACCTTTAGAATATTTAAAGACTCTTAAACCTTGACCATCATTCGCATCTTTGTGACATTCATTCTTATGTCTACAATAAGTACAACCTCTAGGAAGTTTCATGTTTCCTGCTTTGCCTTCAGGTATAGTAGTATAGCATAATTCAGGAGGATTGTCAAGCTTCAATGCTTTCTTTACCTCTCTTATTCTATTCTTTGCATTTGGTTTATCAAAGAAACTAGGTCTATGTAAAGTTAATTCACCGCTCTCTTTATTCATTACAAGGAAACCACCTGCCTTTGTCTTCTCTGCTTCCTCATATCCTGATAGTTGTGTTAAGTATCCGAAAGGATCATCGTCTGCTAACGTACCATTCGCAAACTTCCTGAACGCAAAACTAGATGCAGTTTTTATATCTACAACTTCACCATCAATCTTACAATCCATATGTCCTTGAACATTACTAACCTTAACTTCTTTTTGTTCATC